GCAGGCATTACGGGCAAGGCTGACGGTATGGCCACGTGTCTCCGCAAGGCAGACGTTGAAAACGCCAAGAAGTTCTTTCTACCAATTTTCTCACCCTCTCCGCCATTGTTGCAGAGTAAGGATAAGAATGTGGGACTCATTGCGCTGCACCCTAAATCTGTTTTCCGGTACATCGGACATGGTGTCGGGAGGGTGTATGGTCAGAGCACTTTGCCCCGTGCACAGCCCAAGTCGAGCGTTGGTCCTACCTTGATGCGCGCGGCCGCTGTTAAACGCGGTTACCAGGTCAACACTGGTGCTCCCGTGATGAAGGGTCGCCGCGTTTGGCGTAACAACCTCCTTCCTGTCATCGAGCAGACCCACTTATTCAAGGATTCAATTCTGCGAAAATGTGCGGACGCTTATGTTGGAGAAGTTATGGCTCGTTTACCTGATGAGTACAAGGCTGAGTTGAAGGCCCCGCTTGATCTCGCATCTGCCATTAATGGCATTCCAGGCCGAAAGTTCATTGACAGTATCAACCGCTCGTCGAGTGCTGGTTTCCCCTGGATGCGCACCAAGAAGGCTGTTACGGAGAAATTACCAGCTTACGATTGTTGGCAGGAACCCCTCGACGTCAATGATGAGGTTAAAGAACGCATGGAAGTGCTTTTTGAGCGATACGACAACAACGAGCTGTTTTCGCCCATCTTCATTGCACACATCAAAGATGAAGCTCTCCCTTTCAGAAAGATTGTGTCGGAAAGATCGCGAATCATGAACGGAGGACCATTGGATTTCTGTCTCGCTGAGAGGATGTATTTTCTTCCGATTGTCCGCGTGATTCAGAAGAATCCGTTCCTGTTTGAGTCGATGCCCGGAGTGGTGGCGCAGAGCAACCAATGGGATGATTTGTACAAGCACCTCACAAAATTTGGAGAGGATCGCATGGTGGCTGGAGATTACGGTAAGTTCGATAAGAAGATGGGTGCGGCCTTGATTGTGCACGCATTCTACATCCTGATCACCATCTGCGAGAAGTGTGGCATGTCCCCTCAGGATGTGAATCGCATGTGGGGTTTCGCTTATGACACGTCGTGCTCGTGGTGTCTCTTCTCCGGTGATCTGGTTCAGTTCATGGGAAGTAATCCTTCGGGCCATCCATTGACTGTCATCATCAACTGCCTTGTCAACTGCTTGTATGTGCGTTACTGCTATCATGAGCTTAACCCAGAAAAGGAAGTTGATTCTTTCCGTTCTAATGTGGTCCGCGCAACATACGGCGACGACAACATTTTCGGGTCAGCCGTTGATTGGCG